ATACGGAAGGAGACAAGACACTTGTAAAACCTTTTTCCTTTGTGTTTACGCTAAATATGACAATAGAGGAAAAGTCCAACGGCACGGCACGTATCTATGTGGACAAATTGCGTGACTACAAAGAAAGTCAAGAAGTGATAACGATTGCTACCAATTACGACAAGCGCAGGTTCTATCACAGGGGACGGACAATGGAGATGTACAATCAAATATCCGAAAGAAAGGAAGCGAAAAAGACGGCAAGGAAGAAAAAGTCTGACGAACAAAAGATGGAAACGATATGATACGGATTGACGAAGAAGAAGTAAAGGCTGTGTTCGGACTTAGAATATTCGGTTCGCAAGGGTGGCTTTCAAATAAAGGGATGCCTTGCCCCTATTGTGGGAAGGAAAAGAAATGGGGTGTCAAGATAGATGTGCACGGGGGAGTTTTCCATTGCTGGAAATGTGGAGCAAAAGCATCTTTCAAGGATTTTCTGGAAAAGGTAGGAAGAAAAGACCTTATACGGATGGAGTATCAAAATTCTATAAACATAAAACTTACTCCTTTGAAAGATGAGAAAGAGGAAAATGAGGAAGAAGAACTTCCTGTTCCGAAACTTCCTTTCCGTCTTGAAAGAATAGTATCAGACAGCTATCTTGATGGAAGGGGTTTTAAGAAATACCATTACGATCTTTTTGAGCCTTCTGAAACAAATTCCGTTCTTGAAAAGAACTTGCGAAACTATATCATTTTCAAAATGAAGATGGATGGTAAGCTGGTAGGATGGCTTGGAAGGAGTAGGTATTCTAAAGAATGGCATAAAAAGGATTTGGAAAGGGCAAAGGAAACAGGAACTAAGCCTCATTTAAGATACGAAAACAGCATAGGAACGAACTTCACGAAGATACTGGGAGGCTTTGACGAGCTTTCTTCTTCGGTCAAAGATGTTATCATAGTGGAAGGGTTGTTTGACAAGGTAGGAATAGACAATCTTTTGCAGCTTTGGGATTGCAACAGTTTGAAATGTGTTTTTACGTTTGGAAATAGCATCAGCAAGGAACAAATCTCCTACTTGGAAAGAAAAGGTATCAAGAATGTGATCCTTATGTATGATGATGCAACTGTAGAGGAATCAAAAAGTGCAGGGCTTATGCTGGGAAAGAAATTCAACACAAAGATAGCCTATCTTTATAAATCGGGTATTGATCCTGGTGATATGGATATGAATTATTTAGATGATGTGTTGAATAATCTCTATGATCCTATTAATTTTTATGTGTCTAAAATCAAGAAGTTATGGGTGTAAAAGCTAACTTTGTCAAAAATCATATATCATCATGGAAAAAAGCAGAGAATTGTCGGTAGACGAATATTTGAAGGTACTTCAACTGGAATACCTTACAAACAAAGTAAGAAGCCTTATTTTTGATCGTCTGGAATTTGTCAAGATGGCTTCTGATATAGCAGAGTTCAAAAAGGAAAGGATAGAGCTTCTTTCCAAACGTCACTTCAAACCTTCTATTTTTATGTCGACGGAAGAGTTTTTGAACTTTTATGAGAACGAGTTCTTGAATCCTTTCGGACTTCCCAATTTCCAGTATAGTAATGATAATAAAAAACGTGCTTCACAGTGGTATTGGGACGTTGTTCATTTGCTTGGGAAGAATCAGGTTGTCATTTACAAAGACTGCGAATATCCTATATTGGGAAATAATATGAAGGATCAGATGGTTTGCATTCAGATAGGTAAAAAGAGGAAAAATGTAAAGTATTCAGAAATCAAGATACAGAAACTTGTGATGTGTTTTGATGGTAAATTATTATAAATCAATAAATTATTTCGAACTATGAATTTTAAAGAGTATGAAGCTCACGCAGCTTCAACAGCTTGCTATCCAAAAGAGGTAGCTATTCCGTATGTGACAATGGGTCTTACCGATGAACTGGCAGAAGTTTATGAAAAAGTAGATTGCGCAGCCGAAGCAAAGGAAATTATAAAGGAAATAGGAGATGTCCTTTGGTATGTTGCCATGATAAGACAGGAACTTGATTTGCCGGAATTGGAATTTCCCGAAATCATTTTAAAACTGAATGACGAGGATGTTTATCGTTTAAGCCCTTCTTATTTGCTACAACAAGTAGGCATTATCAGCGGACATGTAAAGAAATTCTTCCGGGATGATGATTACAAAGCTGGATTCCCGGAAAAGAGAAAAGAGGCATGTCACAAGGCTTTGGAACAAATTTTACAAGGATTACAGAACCTTGCCGTTTACATTGAAGGAGATAAAGGTGACTATTCTTTAATATCCATTGCAAAGGGAAATGTAGAAAAGCTGGCCAAAAGAAAAGCCGAGAATAAAATACATGGGGACGGTGACAACCGGTAACTATTATGGTACGTGCTGTTACTTTTTTAGGAGCTTCTTGCGTTGGAAAGACATCTGTTTTTGATCTTATCGAAAAGGACAGATCGTTTGCCAGATTCGCCAAAATAGGCAGCATATCAAGACAACTTGTAAAGGAAGGGGAAATAGACCCTTCCTTTAATTCTGTCCCCAGTCAAAGGGCGATATTTGACAAGTATCTTGAAGTGCTGCACGGTGAAAACTATATTTCCGATAGAAGCGTTATTGATGTTCATACTTTCACAAGGACACTGCCCTATTCGATTTCGTTAGATAATGAATTAAGGCGGCAGTCGGATTTGATAAGCCTTAATGAGTATTATCTTCCCGTTATCTTTTATTTTCCTATCTATTGGAATGTTGAAAGTGATGGAGAAAGATTGAGCGATGAAAACAGGAGAAGAAAATGGGACAGTGAGATAAGGAGATTCTTAATAGACAAGAGATTGCCCTACGAAGTTATACCAAACGACACTCCTTTTAATAGGGTAAGATTTATAAAGAGTGTACTTTCTACAAGAATGAATTTACGTTAAATTCATTGTTAAAATCGGCAAAACTTCAATTATTGTATGCAATAGTTATATATTTGCCGATAGAAAACGAAAAGAAGACAATATGGAGACTTTATTTAATGAGTTGGAAGAATATCTTTCTTCCAATACAATACAATACACTTCTGACAGGGAAAACTATACCGTGTCATTTGATGGAAAGACATACGAGTTTTTTCCTCCAAATGATGATGGATATTTCTTTGATGAAGACTTCCGGTGGGATAATGAAACTACCGAATACGATGGATATGTCTTTCGTTTTGGTGGCGTATGGTACACTATAGAGAAAGGACAGGAACGTGACCCTAAGCTGAATCGTGTAAAATGGAGAGGGCAAAGCGAAGTGGCAGGGCTTTCTTCCAATTTTTTGGGTGTACATGGTTCGTTTGAGCTTCTGAACGGAACAAGCCTATACTCCGATTGGGTAAAGAAAGCCAAATTCTTAGGGATTGAACGTCTTGGGATAGTGGAAAAAGGAACGCTTGCAGGAGCTTTAAAGTTTCAGAACGCTTGCAAATCTGTAGGGATCATTCCTGTGTTTGGGTTGGAAGTCCCTGTAAAAGATGAAAAAAAAGACATTTCGTTCACTTACAAAATTTATGCCCAAAACGAAAAGGGGTGGCAGCATCTTCTTGCCATCAACAAAATAATCAATTGTGATTCTTCCGGGAAATTCATAACCCCTAAAGACATATCGGAGCATACGGAGGATGTGTTTATTGTTTTTGATCCAAAAACAATTGATTATACTGATGTTCCTATTCTTTTAAGAAACAAGCATAACGTGTTTTGGCAAGCTGATACAGTGGAATATGCAAAGTTCAACAGAGATACAGAATATCTTACAAACTTTGAAGCCTTTTACAAGTCGAAAATGAAACCTGTAGCACTTTGCGATGCCTTCTATATCGAACCGGAATATTACATTTTAAGGGAAACTGTAAATAAGATAGGAAAGAAGGTTAATCATAAATCCTACAACCAGTATTTTAAGGATGAAGTGACTTACATGGAAGAACTTCTTTCTCTTTTTGGGGATCAGTCTGTAGGGGAAGCCTTTTATTTAAAGGCACGAAAAAACATGGATATGATTGCAGAAAGTTGCAACTTTGAAATTCCTACTGACAGCAGGCATCTTCCTCGTTACGAAATGACAAAAGAGGAAAAAGAAAAGTATGAATCCAACGAAGATATGTTTGATTATCTATGAAGGGATAGAGAATAAACCGGAACTTTTAGAAGATTATTCGGAAGATGTACTGGTAGAACGGATTGAAAGAGAATCCGATACGATCAAATTTGGAGATGTAGTGGATTATTTTTTGATCTTACGTGATATCGTCAATTGGTGTAAGGGGAACGATATTTTATTAGGTGGAGGAAGAGGTTCGTCAGCAGGTTGTTTGATTTCTTACCTTTTTGGTATTGTAAATACAAATGCCTTAAAGTTTAACTTACTTTTTGAAAGATTTTTGAACAAAGGACGTTTAGGGCGTTTTGAAAAGAAAGAAATGTATAAAATTATTTTAGAAAATGGAGAAGAAAAACTCCTTCCTATTAATAAAAACACAAAAAATATTAAAGTTGGAGATGATTTGAACATTGATTAGGATTTATCGCTTTATTTGCAAATAAAAATGCAAGAAATTTTAAATAAGTGTGTTCGGTATTCTATGAAACCTATTCCTAAAAAGAAAAACAAAGGGTGGAATACTTTTTATTTATATAGAGTAGAAAACCTTATTACAAAAGAGTTTTATATAGGTTTTAGAGTTTGTAATAAAGCAAATCCATTAAAAGATAGATATTTTGCAAATGGGTTGTTTTTAGATAAGGACGATAATATAATCAATCCCAGAAACAATAAAACTAATTTTGTAAAATCTGTATGTAGATACGGACGTGATGCTTTTAGGAAAGAAATTATTTGTTATTTTGAGAATAAACAAGATGGGTTAATTTCTGAAAGAAATGTTGTTGACGAAGAAATGTTGAAAAATCCATTGTGTTTAAATATGGCGTTAGGTGGAGGGCATCCGCCTACGGGGTCAGGACGACAAAATAACAATTATGGCAACTATTGGACAAAAGAACAAAAAAAGAGAATGTCTGAATTAAGAAAGTCTAATGGAAAATCAAAAGGCGTTCTTAATATAAAGGCAACTCCTTGTACAGTGTTTGATTTTAGAACGTTAAAAATTTATCATTTTGACTATATAGGTGAAGGTGTAAAATTTTTTGATTTAAAATACTTGACAATAGAAAAGGTTTTAAGATTTAGATACTTGACATTAAAAGGACACTTAAATAAAGAAGAAATAGATTGTTTTATTGATAAATGTAAAGATACAGAAGTTTTAAGTCCATATTTGGCTAATATGCTTTATTTAAATAAAAAAACCAGAGAAGAAATGGTTGAGTGTGGGCTATCTAAAGTATATGCTACAAAATTTTTAAAAAGTATAAAGAATGAAAGTAACAAAAATTGAAAAAATAAAGGTGGAGCGATTTGTGTTTGGATCGCTCCCTGATTAATTACCCCCTTGTTTTCGGACAAGGGGGTGGGTTAGACATAGATACAGACGTTCCAGGAGAGAAAAGGCCATTAGTAAAACGATATATGGAAGAACGTTTTGGAGAAACACAGGTTTGTTCTGTAGGTACATACACTACCTTGCAGATAAAACAAGCTATAAATGACGTAGGAAAGATTTATGGAGCTTCCATCCCTACTCTTAGAAGAATTTCCAAAATGATAGAAGATGTAAAGACGGAGGAAGATTTTCTAAGACTTGCCTGTAGAAAAGAAGAAATAGCACAATTCGTGAACAAATATCCCGAAATGATGAATGTCGTTTTCCTTCTTCTTGGGCAACAAAAGGCAGCTTCCATTCATGCTTGTGCCATGATGATTTTCCCAAAGGAAAAGACAATGTATGAGTGGTGTCCTGTAAGAAAAGTGGACGACCTTGTCATTAGCGAATGGGAAGGCGGAGAAATGGATGAGGCAGGGTTTCTGAAAGAAGATATTTTAGGGATCGAACAGCTTGACAAGTTCAATGACATTTTGAATTTGATAGAAAAGAATACTGGAAAGAGAATCAATCTCTATACAGATATAGAATATAATGATCCAGAAGTGTACCGCTATTTTGCAAACGGTTGGCTTAGCGACATATTCCAATTCTCTGCAAAGGGACTTTCTTCTTACACGCAGAAAATGAAGCCTAAAAATATGGATGATGTAATTGCTGCACTCTCCTTGTTTCGTCCTGGGCCAATGGAAAACGGTTTTCACATGGATTATATTGCATTGAAAAATGGCGAGAAAGAGCCTGAATATCCTATTGGCACAGAAGAAATATTGAAAGATACTTACGGGCTTCTTGTCACACAGGAACAGATCATGAATATTTGCAATCAACTTGCTGACTTTGACTTAGTTACGTGTGATAAAGTACGCAAGGCATTGGGGAAGAAAAAGTTAGATGTTCTTCTTCCGTTGAAGGCAAAGTTCATAGAAGGGTATGCGAACAAATTCGGAAGCAAAGGTGCAACTAAAGAGAGCGCAGAACATCTTTGGGATCAGATGGAAGAATTTGCTAAGTATAGTTTTAACCGCTGTATTTCAGGAAGTTACAAGTTTTTAAGAAATTGTTGTAGAAAGGGTGTCAGGAATCCTACTATTGAGGAAATGTATTTAATCCGTAATGATCTTTCTTTTGCGAAAGCAAATAATTGGCTACCTCTTAGAAGTAAATATATGAGATTGGGGTATGGAGAATGTCTTACTATGTGTGAAGATGGTAGAATTAGAACACGTAAGATTAAAGATATTCGATTTGCTGGCGTAAGACAAACTTATAAAATTACTTTAGAAGACGGCCGATATATTTCTGTTACCGATAATCACAAATTTCCTACTCAAAGAGGAAAAGTGATGTGTAAAGATTTAATAGTAGGGGAAGATAGCTTGTTTGTTCAATTGCCGTATGAAAAAACGGATAGTCAAAGATATAATTTTACTGATTTTAGAGGTAAAAATTGGAGTAAGGGTCATCCTGAATGCCTTAATTCAAAAAAAGGACACATAGGCTTTGTAAAGACAAATGGAGAATCTGCTAAATTTGAATCTTTTAGAGAGCAAAACGGAGGGTTTGGTATTTGTAAAATTTGTGGGAAAGAATGTCGATTAGAGATACATCATGTTGATGGGAATAGACGTAATAATGAAAATGAAAACCTTATCTCTATTTGTGCTTCTTGTCATAAGAAAATTCATTATCGAGAATTTAATAGGACGAAACGAGGGGAGAAAGGTTACCCTTCTAAGTTAATAAAAATTGCAAGCATAAAGCCTGACAAAATAGAAAATGTGTATGATGTTGAGGTGGACGATCCCAATCACAATTTTTGTATAGATCAAGGTATCGTTACTTGCAACAGCCACGCTGCTGCTTACGCTATCAACGCTTACAATTCTTTGTGGCTGAAAGTACATTATCCATTGGAGTTTTGGTCGGTTGCCTTATCTCGTGCAAGTAAAGATGATTTTCCTCGTTATATTAATGAGATGAATCAAACGGAAGGGATTGAAATCAAACCTGTTAATATCAACAAATCTGATGTTGGTATCGTGGGTGATAAAAAGAGCAATAGTGTTTATTGGGCACTCAATGCCACCCAACAAGTCGGAGAAAAGGCACAACAACAGATCATTGAGGAACGGGGAAAGAATGGAGAGTATTTTTCTTTGGAAGAGTTTGTAGACCGTCATTCCTTTAAAGGTTCTTCTGTTAATAAGTCCACTGTTGAAAATCTTATTTATTCAGGTGCTTTTGACGAGATGGACGAAACAAGAGAGTTTTCCAATATCTTCTCTGCAAGGGAATATATGCTTGGGAAATATCGAGAAAAGAACCGTATCAAGATAGATAGGGAAAAGGACGAATACAGCGTTGCTTTCAGCAAAAACAAGATAGGTAAGGATTGGTGGTGGCTTTTGCAGCAGAAAAACAAGTCCGGTTTCGCTTTCTTTGATTACAAGAAATTGGCAGAGGAATACCTTGGTCCGAAAGCAAAGACTGCGGAATATTACGATGTGGACGATTTGCAAAACTATGACGGTTCTACTTATAAAATGGCAATGGTGGGAGGATATGTGTTGGAAGTGGAAGAAAAGGAGTCAAAAACAGGGGCATTTGCCAGCCTTCTACTTGAAAACAACTACAAATTCCTTCGTGTGGTGATATTCCCTGCCGACTATATGGACAAAGAAGAATATATCCAAAGTTGCAAGAAGAACATCTTACTACTTACTGGAAAGGTTTCTTTTGATAGGTTTAAAGAGGAATATGTGATACAAGCAAATGGAAATAGTCAATTTGTAAAACTGGGAGTGTGATGGAAAAAGAAGAGAAAGAAAAGATTTTATGGGATTGTATTGAAAATCGCCGGTGAAAGGGCAAAAGATTTTTCATTTCCGATAGATATTTTTAATGGCATTTTAGATGCAATGGAGCAGTATGCTAATTTAAAGATGAAAGAAAATGAAATTGGTTAGGAATATTGGTGACAAGGCTATAGTCTTGATTTCAAATGACCTTAAAAATGAACTGGATATGGATACTGTAACTTCTATAGACCATTCCAACCTGTACGGGGAGATAGCTACAAGTTCAGTCTTATTGAACAAAGTAGGACTTCTTCGTGCACAAGCTGAATCTGAATATGAAGCAGCAAAGTTGGAATTTTCTGTACATAAAGCACAGCTTTCTACAGAGATAAGACGGGAATCTATTGTGAATGCCGGAAAGGTCAAAGTGGAAGATATAGGACTTGTGAAACTTACAGAAAGTTCTTTGGAAGATATTCTTGCTATCAATCCAGAGCTTAATGCAATGCAAAAGACACTTGTCAAGAAGAAAAAGCATTTGGCGGAAATAGATAGTCTCTATTGGGCATTGCAGTCGAAAGACCGAAAATTAAACAACTTAGTTCCAAAAGTTACACCGGAAGAGTTTTTGGATAATTTAGTGGAAGGAGAAATAAATACATTCATAATCAAAAAAGAAAAGTAAGGTATGAGAATTAAATTAACAGAAAATTATTTTGTCGAACAAAGTACGAATGCACCACATTTATGGGATTTGTACCGTAAAAGAACAGCAAAAGAAACTGGAAAGCAATATGAAACAGCAGAGGCTTATGGATTAGATTTAAAGCAAGTGGCGGGAAAAGTCCCTATTTTGAAATTCTTTCAAAAGAAGGGGAGGTTGCTACATTCGAAGAATTTGTAAAAGAATTTGAGAGTAAGCAAAAAGAGATTATTTCAGAGTTTATAAAGCAAGTGAAAGAATCAAAATAATTTAAGTATCAACATTTTAAAACATTAGAGTTATGAAATTTGACAGATCGAAGTTCAAAAAACAGTCAGTAGAAGATTTGGATTCAGAAGTAAAGCAAGCAGAAAAGACAATGCGAAAGGGTGGTAAATCTTACACCGGATTTGCTACCGTCCAAAAAGGAAAGAATACATTCCGTGTAGCTCCTTCAATGGGTAAAGCCTATGTCGCTTGCAAAATGTCAAAGCTCCGCGTGGAAGTTCCTACTTATGACGAGAACGGTAACGTAACAGGGAAGGAAGTGAAAGACAAGAACATTTTTTGCGCGGACGTACATGGGCGCAACCTTCTTAAAGGGAAAGACCCTATCGTCCTTTATTGCGACTATGTGAGAAAGAAAGCATCCGAAGAATATCAAGATGATACGGAAAGACGTAAGTACCTCAATCCTATCATGGGTTACAAGAAAGGTAACAAGTTTGTATGGGGTATCAATCCTACGCTGGCTTATGTTTGCTATGTGTATCAAGGGAATAAAGATTTTGCTCGTTTGCAGCTTTATGGAACATGGATGAACCGTATAAAGGAAATTTCTGTAGAACAATCTGATGATGATACGGTTTCATTTGATATCTTTTCACAGATGGAAGGTGCTTATCCTCTTGTAATCACAATGGGGGAAGATGATAAAGGCAAAAAGACCTATTCTTTATCTGCCGGCATACCGAAGAAAGGTCAGTCATGGGATGAATTTTTTGAAGAAACTGCTATCCCGGACGAAGACATGGAGTATTTCTTGAATGAAGTTCCTTCGCTTGAAGAAATTTACAAAGATTCTTACAGAACAAAGGATTTTGAAATGGCTTTGGATGGATTGAAACGCTTCGATGAAGAAAACAATTATGATATCTTTTCCGACGATGAGTTCTTGAATGAAATTGAAGAAATGGCAGCAATGCTTCCAGACGATAGTCAATCAGAGGAAGATAAGAAAACCCCATTTGACGAGGACGAAGATGAAGAAGAAAAACCTGCACCCAAGAAACAGGTTGTAAAAGCTCCAGCTTCGGAAAAGGCAGCAAAAGTCGCTTCCTACCCTCCGCTTTCTAAGATGAAAGCCTTTTTGTCGCAATATATTGATGAAGAATATCCTGGCATGGAAATTCCATCCGATCTTACAATCACAGAACTTCGTGAATGGTACGATCTGGCACAAAAGGGAGAAGCGTTGCCTTTCCCGGAAGGCGAAGAAGAGGATACAGAACAGGAACATGAAACTGAATATGACGATGATCGGGCAAAAGACGAACCGGAAAAGGAAGATGGGGAAGATGAACATCCCGCAGGGGAGGAAGAGGAATCTCCTATTGACGAAGAACAGACGGACAATGATGAAAAGCTATTGGAAGCCAAAAAGCGTTTGCAGGCTTTGAAAGCTAAGATGAAAAAGAAATAATTTTCTTTTCGTTTTCCTAATATATTAATCAGAAAGGGGATGGAGAATTTTGTGTTCCTCCCCTTTCCCAACAATTTCGATCATGAGCAGCAAATATTTAGCTATAATTTCAACGGATCATCATCTTACTGCCGATAATGCTACTATTATAAAAGATATTCTTTTGGAAGAACTTGACTTGGCAGAAAAGAAAAAGATACAAACCCATATATGGTTGGGCGATGTTTTTGATAACAGGGTATCGCAAAGAGAAGTGTGCCTTTCCACATTGAATGATGTCCTGGAAGAATACGACAAACGCGGACACCATGTGATCTGTATTCCCGGCAACCATGACAAAACATCCTACACAAGCAAGAAATCGTTTCTTACTCCTTTTAAATATCATCCGTCTTTTACTTTGGTAGAAGAATTGGACGGAATGCAAGTAGAAGGTGTGTATTGCTTTTTTCTTCCGTTTTTTACAGATGATATTCTTTTGGATGAACTGGAAGAAATAGGGGATAAAAGAAAGAAGAATATCCTCTTTGGACATTTTGCGGTCACAGGAAGCAAGAACATGGACGGATCGGAAGTGTCCAACCTTTTAAAACCTTCCATGTTCCAGATGTTCAAAAAAGTGTACTTGGGACACTATCATAACTACCAACGGGTAGGAGAGAACATCTATCATTTAGGAAGTGTCCAGCAAAACAACTTCGGGGAAGATGAAAAGAAGGGTTTCTGGCTTTTGGATTCGGATTTGAATGTAGACCTTGTTTCTTCCACAAAAGGGCAAGTATTCAAGAAACTGGAAATCGATTTGGGGGAAACTCCCCACAAACAGGCAGTGTCACTTATCAAGAAATTCAAAAAGGAGAACCCTACTGCCCATGTAAGGGTGGAAGTCTGGGGAGAACAATCTTCACTTGATGCCTTTGATAAGGATGCCTTTACAAAAGAAGGTATAGATATCAAGAAAAAGTTCAAGGAAGTGGAAGAAAAACATTCTATACTGACAGAAGTAAAGACACTTGACAAAAAGGACATAGAAGAAAGATTTTCCGCTTTTTGTAAGGAAAACGAATATGACGAAAAAGAAGGAAAAGAAATTTTAGACAAGTTGATGTATGGCGAAGAAAAAGGAAACTAAGAAAACGGAAGAAGCAGTAACTGGGGAAGTGCAGCAACCTAAAGAAGAAAAGAAACCGAACCGTCTTGGTGATCTTATAAGCCGGATTGAAAGTAGGTTTGGAAAGGAAGCCATAGCGGGAAAGAAGCAAGATATAGAGTTCGTGCATTCAGGTTCTTTCCTGCTGGATGAAATACTTGGTGGAGGATGGGCAAAAGGACGTATTGTGGAAGCTTACGGAGGCTTTTCTTCCGGTAAGACAAGTATAGCTTTCCACCTTGCTACCGAAATCCAAAAACAAGGAATGGCGGTAGGGTATCTTGATACAGAAAATGCAGTTGATCCTAAATACATGGGAGCTATTGGGGTAGACCTTTCTCCTGACAAATTCATTCTTTCTCAACCTTCTACGGCAGAGGAAACGTTAGAAATAGCAAAGGAAATGTGCAATGAACCTTCTATTGGATTGGTGGTGATTGATTCTATTGCAGGGCTGGTTCCTACTGCTCTTTTGAACGGGGAAGCTGGAGATGCTCACATAGGACTTACAGCAAGGCTTTTAAGCTCACAGGTAAATATCTTGAAAAACATCTGCAAGCAAACAGGGTGCATTCTATTCTGCATCAATCAGATAAGATCGAATATAGGCGGATATGGCAATGCCACTACTACGCCGGGAGGATTTGCAATACCTTTTTATGCAAGTCAGAGAGTTGAGCTTGCCCGTGTAGGCTCTGATAAGGAGGGTGAAGTGTCCGTTGCAAACAAAGTGAAGATCACATGCAGGAAAAACAAAGTAGCTCCACCTATGAAAACTTGCAATATTGTTATCCGTTTCGGTGTAGGCATTGACAAGGTGATGGAAATGCTTAACATGGGATTGGACTTAGGTGTACTTACAAAGAAAGGAACGTATATCTATTACGGAGAAGAAAAGATAGGATTCGGCTTTCCTGCTGCAAGGAAGAAGCTGATCAAAGAAACAGAACTTTTTGACAAGATTAAAAAAGATGTCCTTTCAGATTTCAGAAAGAAAGAAGTAACATTTGAAAACAAGGAGGTGGAAGATGAAGCCAATCAAGATTGAAGCAACAAATTTTGTGTCATTCGAGCATTTTGAATACACATTTCAAGATGGGGTAACCGCACTTGTGGGATTGAATAAAACAGACGACAATCAAGGCAGTAACGGTAGCGGTAAAGCGTTGACGATGGATTCCGATATTCTTACCCCTAATGGGTTTGTAAAGATGAGGAATATCAAAGTAGGAGACATTATCCTTCATCCTTCCGGTGCTTATCAGGTGGTGAGAGCGATTCCGTTTCATGATACAGATATTGCATACAAGATTACTTTTTCTGACGGTACGGAAGTAAAATGCAATAAAGAGCATTTATGGAAAGTACGAACAAACCAAAGCGAAGAATGGTCTGTAATTTCGCTTGGCAAAATCATGGAAAGAAGCAAAGATGAAGAAGTGTTTTTTGAAGTTCCTGGGTGTTTCGGCAGACCGTCTAAAAAGATGGTTTCTTTTACCTGTATGGGTGCGGAAGAGCAACAATGTATTACCGTTTCGGGAGAGGACGGAATGTTTATCACGAACAACTACACACCTACTCACAATTCTTCTATGCAACAGGCAGTTTATTTTGCCATAACAGGTAACAATTATCGGAGCAGTATTGACAAGAAACTGATTCGAAACGGTGAGAAGGAAGCGAAAGTATTACTTGATATAGAATGTCCCATAAGGAAAGAAACTCTCCATATTGAGCGCATTTTACCCTTAAAAGGAAGCAGTAAACTTAATGTGTCGTTGAATGGAGAACAGGTCAGTCTTGCTACTGTAAAAGACGGCAACAACTATATCCTTTCATGGATGGGTATTTCACCGGAAGATTTGAAAAGCTATTTTCTTATCTGTAAAGAATATTACAAGTCGTTCTTTAAAAGTTCCAATACGGACAAATTGGCTCTCATAAGTCGTTTTATCAATTATGACTTCTTGGATGGCAGTAAGGATATTATACAAAAGGAACTGGACGAAATTTCATCTAAAAAGTCAGCTATCCAAAGTAAAAGAGATCGTGCGGAAGGGAGTGTAGAAGCATTGCGGCAAATGATAGAGGATGCCGTTAATTTCGACTTCGAAGCGGATCGAAAGGAAAGGATCGAAAGGGTGGAAAGTAAAATCAAGTCTTTAAAAGAAGATATTGATTCTGCTAAATACAATATTGACTATAACAAGAAAAACATTGACAAAGGAAAGAAAACACTTGAAGTCTTGGAAGAAGAACTTCGCGAAGCCGAAGAAAAGAAAAAGAAACTTCCTTCTACTAAGGAAATAGAAGATGTGATTGAATCCGTCAAAAAAGAACTTGGAAAAGCCAAAGAAGATCAGAATGAGATTTTGGAAACAAAAGAAGAGCTTTTGAAAATCCATGACGAACTGAAAGTGTCTCTTCGGAAAGTTCTTGTAAACCTTTCTGGGACGATTACATGTCCTAAATGCAAGCATAAGTTCTTGACACTTCAAGACACCACACTTGAAAAGGAAGAGAAGAAAAAAGAGAAAATAGGGAAACAGGAAAAGGAAGTTGTCGGGGAAATAACATCTTTGGATGAATCCCTAAAGGAATACGAAGACCTTATTTCTTCTTTCATTCAAGTGAAAAACGAACAGGAGGATGAACTTGACAAAATCCGGGAAGCAGGAAAAGAAATTTCATCTGCTGTCTATAAGATCACAAGTGAAATAGAATCTGAAAAGTCCAATATTTCCATTCTTGAAAAGCGAAACAAAGGGCTTTTAGAAAACATAGCTGCCGGAAAAGAAGATGTAAAACGTCTGGAAAAACAGATAAAGGAAATCGAAAAGGAAACGCCTTCTTCTATTGATACTTCTTCACAGGAAAAGCAAATAGAAGAAATGATGCTTGCTATCGCAGGGTATGACAAGGAAATGACGGAATTGGAAAACGAAATGTTTCGCAAGAAAGAGTGGATAGGAAGATTCAAATCATTCAAGATGTATCTTGCGATAGAACAGTTAAAGAATATTCAACTTCGAGCAAACAATATCCTGAAAGCAGAAAACAGCGATCTTAGAATCGTCATAGAAGGATTTAAGACGAAAGCAGACGGAGACATAAAAGAAGAGATAACGCCTTATGTAGTCCGGGATGAACCGGAAAACTTTTGGTATTATAGTGGAGGAGAACGTGCAAGAGTGGAAATTGCCTTGATTATAGCCATACAAGGAATGATAAACGAGACGAACAAATGGGGAGGATTGCAATTCCTATCCATTGATGAAATCACAGAAGGACTATCGAAAGAAAGCCTATATGACGTGATAGAAGCATTGGAGTTCATTCAGTTTCCTATACTTGTTACAACTCATATTTCGAATGAAAACGCTTCATGCAAAACGCTTAAAATAGTAAAGGAGAACGGCATAAGCCGTATTGAACAATGAGTAAAGAAACAGAATTGAAATTTTACATAGGGATAGATAACGGCGTGACCGGTTCTATAGGTATAGTAGGGAAAGAACTGACCTATTATGAGTTCATGGAAACACCTATCACATTCGGGCAGGATTACACAAAAGCAAAGAAGAATGTGTCAAGGGTGAACGTAACGGCACTTGCCGAAGTAATTCATACTCTAAAGGGATATGGTTTGTGTGTGGCCGTCTTGGAACGTCCTATGAAAAATCCGGCAAGGTTTGATGCCACATGTTCCGCTATGCGTGCTTTGGAAGCAGAACTTACCGTATTGGAGCTTTATAATGTTCCTTATATGTTTATAGATTCCAAAGAGTGGCAAAAGGAAATGCTACCTAAAAGAATTGCAGGAACTAAAGAATTGAAAAAGGCGTCTCTTGACATAGGAAAAAGGCTGTTCCCAGAGATAAACTCAAAACATCCTGATAGAGATGGAATTTTGATAGCGGAATACGCAAGAAGGAAATGTATTCTCTAAACAATTACCAGAAGGAAAGCGAGAAAATGTAAGAATATATTTTGACATGTAAGAATAAACTATTACATTTGCCACATCAAAAA